AACAGCGTGATGCAACTACGCACTGTGCTGTTTGATTACTTGGGCTTGACTCCCACTGGCAAGAAAACGGCAACTGGTGCAATTTCAACTGACGCTGAAGTGCTGGAACAGTTGTCAGAAGAACACCCGCTTCCAGCTGCAATCTTAAAGGTGCGACAGCTTGGCAAGATTCAGAACACTTACATTCAAAAGATTCTACCGGAGCTTGACAGAGATAGTAGAATCCGTACCAATTTTAATCTTACTTTCACCACTAGCGGTCGCCTTAGTAGTTCTGGCAAGTTTAATGCTCAGCAAATACCTCGTGACGACCCTATTATCAAAGGTTGCATCAAAGCTCCAGCAGGTTACAAGATTGTTTCGCAAGACTTGACAACAGCTGAAATGTATTATGCTGCTGTGTTGTCGGGCGACAAGAACCTGCAGCAAGTTTTTAGCAGTGGCGGTGACTTTCACTCAACGATTGCTAAAATGGTGTTTAACCTGCCGTGTCCTGTTGAGGAAGTTAAAGACAAATACAAGAGTATGCGACAGTCTGCAAAGGCTATTTCATTCGGTATTTTGTACGGCAGTGGTGCTAATAAGGTTTCGCAAACCGTGTCGAAAGCAACTGGTGAGGAATACCCGGTTGAGCAGGCACGTGATGATATTAAACAATACTTTAGCAAGTTTAACAAGCTAAAGCAATGGCTGGATAACAGAAAGGACTTCATTGAAGCAAACGGATACACTTATTCCTTCTTTGGTAGAAAGCGTCGCTTACCAAACGTATTTAGCTCAGACAAAGGCATTGCAGCTCATGAGGTTCGCTCAGGAATCAACGCCGAAGTTCAATCGCTTGCGTCAGACGTTAACCTCCTTGGTGCTATCCGAACTGCAAATGAACTCAAAGAACGCGGCCTAGACGCTAAAATCTTCATGCTAGTGCATGACTCGATTGTTGCACTAGTGCGCGAAGATCAAGTTGATGAATATTGTGAAATCCTAAAGCGTAACACTCAGCATGACTGGGGTTGCAGTATTCCTGGATTCCCAATCGGCGTTGACCAAGAAGTTGGAGATGACTACAGTTTTGGAAAATGGGACGAATTCTACACTGTTACGGGAACTGGTTTGGCCCGTGTACAGAATAGCTGAAAAACCGCCACAGCAACGTGATGGTGTGGTGTTCTTTAGCAGCGAATACGTTGATGAACTAGAACAAAGTAGTTATTCACTAAAAATAGTAGACGATAAAAACCTGCCTGGTTCCACGCTAGGCAGGCGTCGTCTTCAACTGCGGGAAACCGAGCAAGTACGGTTACACCCACTACGCACGGCTATTTACTTACTAGCTGATTTAATTAAACTTGCAAAGGCCAGCACTTGGTTTATCGACAGCAGCGGGCGTGTTTTCCAGTACAAAAAACACACGCGCGCCAAACTGACAACAAAGAAGATTAAACAAGTGTTACCTGCGCAGGGCATAGGGTGTGTGTTGGAAATTGAGGGTCTAGCACAGCGCTTTAAAGTGATGATACGACCCAAAACTGAACAGTATGCAGTAGTCTTACAACTAGGGCTTACCTACATACTATACGGTTTAAGTGACACACCACGACCACCAAGCTGGAGGCTAGTGTAATGGCAAAAGCAATCTTATCAAATCGCATATACATGGACGATCCAGGTAAAGAGCATGTAAAAAAGATCATGCAAGAACTTACCTACAAGATCAAAAAAGACACTGGTAACAAGCACTTTCAGGCTATTGAGACAATTCGTAACTACAAGTTGCTGCCCAAAGGTGTGATTAGCATACCGCAGGGCCGGCAAGACTTGATTCCTAGCGGTTACGAAATCATCGACAAGCGTGTGTTATATCCAGTGCCGTTTCCAGACCCTAAGATTGCTCTACGCGACGATCAGTTGGAAGTTTGGGCAGGGGCTGACGATACTTGCTTTGTAAATGCACTACCAGGCTGGGGCAAAACATTTACTGCACTACACATCGCACACAAGTGGGCACAGCGCACACTGGTAATTACACACACTGCTGCACTGCGCGATCAGTGGTGTGAAGAAATAGAGCAGCTATTTGGTATTCGTCCAGGTGTAATAGGTGGCGGAGTCTACGACATAGAAGATCATGCTATTGTTGTAGGCAATATCCAAAGTGTGGTAAAGTACCTAACCGAACTAAGCAAAGAGTTTGGCACGGTTATCCTAGACGAAGCACACCACTGTCCTGCTACTACATTCTCACAAACTGTAGACAGCTTTGGTGCACGCTACCGTCTAGCACTGTCCGGAACAATGCAGCGCAAAGACAAAAAGCACGTGTTGTTTCCAGACTACTTTGGCACCAAGATATTTAAGCCAGCACTAGCTAATACTATGGCTCCTAAGATTCAGGTAATACAAAGTGGCATTACCTTAAAGCCAGGAGCTACATGGGTGGAAAAGATCAATGATCTAACTGAACGCCCTAACTATCAGCGCTTTGTTGCTGAACTAACACAACTTGAAATTGCAAATGGTCACAGCGTCTTAGTAGTCGCTGACCGAGTAGAATTTTTACAGAAAGTTAAAGAATATGTTGGAGAAACCTGTTTGCTGGTTACTGGTGAAACAACCTTTGAAGATCGGCAACAAGCCAAAGAACAAATCCTCAGCGGAGAAAAGCTGGCAATTGCAGGTTCTAGGCAAATCTTCTCAGAAGGCATTTCTATTAACAGGTTATCGTGCCTAATACTGGCCGTACCAATGAGTAACGATTCACTGCTAGAACAGCTTGTGGGTCGAATAATGCGTCAGTTCCCTGGTAAGCCAGAGCCAGTTGTGGTTGACATTAACTTTGCCGGCTATGCCGACAAAAAACAAAATAATGATCGCTTAGGCCTTTATCTACGCAAAGGCTGGCAAGTAACCACCATTTAGAAAAATTGGCTTGCTGTAGCCTGTCAAAAGTGATATAATAACTGCATGTTGTTCAAAAATGACCATTTTCTTTGACATTCACCTTTTAGAACGCGAAACTAACTGTGACCCAGTGAAAATGGTTGAACAACTTCGCTTGCATTACACCAAAAAGCTAATACCAAAAAACCACACTCAGAGCATTAAGCCCATTAAGAATTTATTTGGCAACAGCTTTTTGGTTAATCCAAGCAACTTCTTTGACGACAAGACAACAGACGTAATCTTTAAGTCACAATACATTCAGTTAGCGGGTAGACGTGATTACGGTAGTTACAAATACTACGGTACTAAATACCTAGATCTCAGCTACTTTGCTGATCTGGACACAGAGAAACTAAAACACAATCCGCTGCTAACAATAACAGAAAACAAAATTTACTTCAAATACGAGGAAAACACAAATGGCACTCAGCTTTAAAAATACCAAAGGTAAAGCACAATCTAACAAAGTCGAAGCTTACGAATACAAGGACGGTGAAAACAGTGTCCGTCTTGTTGGTGGCGTCTTGCCCCGCTATATTTACTGGCTAAAGGGTTCTAACAACAAGGATATTCCTGTTGAATGCCTTGCTTTTAGCCGTGATAAAGAAAAGTTCGACAACCTTGAAGTTGACCACGTTCCCGAGTTCTTTCCAGAAGCCAAGTGCAGCTGGAGCTATACCGTTAACTGCATTGACCCTAAAGATGGCAAAGTCAAGGCACTTAACCTGAAAAAGAAACTGTTTGAGCAAATCGTAACCGCTGCTGAGGATCTTGGCGATCCTACTGATTATGACACTGGTTGGGATGTTGTGTTCAAGCGAGTAAAGACCGGGCCACTAGCGTTTAACGTTGAATATCAGCTGCAGGTTCTGCGTTGCAAGCCCCGTGCGCTTAGCGAAGCCGAACGTGCACTAGCCGAAAGTGCAAAGAGCATTGACGAGAAGTATCCTCGTCCTACGCCCGACGAAGTTCGCGCACTGCTGGAAAAGATCACAAGCAACACCGAAGACGAAGGTGATACTACCGACGCCGAACGTGAAGCTGTAAAAGACCTAGGTTAATTACATAGCCCGCAATCCTAAAAAGCTTGCGGGCTTTTTACACTAATAAATTTACAGCATGGAACATATTAAACACGATAGACTATGCGAGCTACTTTATTATTGCCCAGACACAGGAGTATTTACTTGGAAAGTAGATAGAAAAAGATTAGCTAAAGCTGGAACTATTGCTGGTGCTACTAATGGTAAGGGTTATAGGCAAATTAGTGTTGATGGTAAGATATATCTGGCGCATAGATTGGCATGGTTTTATTGTTTTCAAGAGTGGCCTAGTAATGTTATAGATCACATAAACGGTATAAAAGATGACAACCGGCTAGATAACTTGCAAGATGTTTCACAAAATAAAAATATTTCAAAAGCTAATAAATCAATTGGTGCTTCCGGATATAGAAACGTGCGAAAAATATATAATAGATATCAGGCAGCCATTAAGGTAAATGGTAAAACTATACACATAGGTATGTTTGACTCTGGGCAATTAGCTTATGACGCTGTGCAAAAATATAAAAGAGATAATAATTTATGAAAATACTGTTCTCGGCGGATATACACATTAAGCTAGGTCAGAAGAACGTTCCCATAGAGTGGTCTAAAAACAGGTTTAAGCTGTTTATCGAGCAGTTTAGCGAAATGCAAAAATCTGCTGACATAGTAATCGTAGGCGGAGATGTATTTGACAGACTGCCTACAATGGACGAAGTTGAGCTCTACTTTGACTTTGTTCTTAGCTTTCACAAGCCTACCGTCATCTACCCAGGCAATCACGAAATGCTTAAGAAAGACACCACTTTCTTAACTAACCTGAAAAAGACCACAAACTGCATTAACCCACTGGTTACAGTATGCGATGAAATTCGCAGTGACTTGCTAGGCGGTGATATAGACATTATTCCGTATACTCACCTTAAAAAGTGGGCGGATAGCTACCAAGACTATGACTTTAACGGCCGTATCTTATGCACACATGTACGTGGCGAGATTCCTCCGCACGTTAAGCCAGAAGTCAACCTAGAACTATTTAATCGCTGGCAAGTAGTGTTAGCTGGAGACTTGCATAGCTATGATAACTGCCAACGCAACATTCTTTATCCTGGTAGTCCTTATACTACTAGCTTTCATAGACATCGTGTGGATACTGGTGCTATTCTTCTTGATGTGGACACTTTGGAGCATGAATGGCTAAAGTTTGACCTACCACAGCTTATTAAAAAGACTATTGCAGCAGGTGAAACACCCACCCCAACTAATTGGGATCACACAATCTATGAGGTTGAGGGTGATATGCAAGAGCTAGGCATGCTAGAAGATAGTGAACTAGTAGCCAGCAAGGTAATTCGCCGCGATACGGACTCGGCACTTATCTTAGACCCTGAAATGTCGCTAACCGAAGAAGTCCGCGAATACCTTACCTATATTCTAGAGCTGCCTGAAGATACAGTAGCAGACGTGCTAAAGGAACTACAAAATCATGCCGAAAAGTTTGACACACATTAAAGCCGAAGTATGGTCTCAACCTAACTGCCCTGCTTGCACTCAATCTAAAAGATTGCTAGACGCGTATCATATTCAGTACAGTGAGTGTATGATAGGCATTAACGGCTACACTAAAAAGGACTTGATTGATAAAGTTCCCACTGCGCGCAGTGTGCCACAAATCTTTTTAAACGGCGAATACATCGGCGGACTAAACGAATTAAAAGCAAAGCTACAGGAATATGATAACAATTAAACAACTGCAGTGGAGTAACGCATTTAGCTACGGCAAGGACAATAAGATTGACTTTGTTGCTGCTCCACTAACACAGCTTGTTGGTAAAAATGGTCACGGTAAAAGCTCTATTGCCCTTATCTTAGAAGAAGCGCTGTTTAATAAGAACAGCAAGGGCATTAAAAAAGCAGACATCTTAAACAGATACATCAAAGAAAAGCAATACACTATTCGTGTAGTGTTTGATCGTGATGGTACTGAGTATGTAGTAGAAACGCAACGTGGTACTACTCAAACAGTTAAGCTGTTTAAAAGCGGAGTAGACATTAGCGCACACACAGCTACGCAAACCTACAAGATCATTGAAGAAGTGCTAGGCTTTGACCACAAAACATTTGCACAAATTGTTTATCAAAGCAATGCTAGTAGCTTAGAGTTTTTAACTGCTGCTGACACGGCGCGTAAAAAGTTTCTTATTGAAATCTTGAACTTAGGTAAGTATACACGTGCCCAAGAAGTTTTCAAAGAAGCGGCAGCAGAACTAGGCAAAGACATTGCTAGTACGCAAAGCAAGGTAAACACAGTTAAAGCATGGCTAGAAAAGTACGAAAGTACGGATCTAAACCCCGAGCCACTGCAAGAACTACCACAGCTAGACGACAGTTTAGTGCAAAAGTCTGGTGAGCTGCAACAGACCCTGCAAAATATCGAGCAAACCAACAAAAAGATTTCTCAGAACAATACTTACAAGCAGCTGCAAGCTGGTATACAGCTAATGCCTGTAACAGATAAACCTAGTGAAGACCCTACTATAGCCACACGCTCAGCCTTAGCTAATAAGCTGGCTATTGAAGCTAAAAAAGGCTTAGAAGATTCTAGGGCTTTTGTTAAAAAGATTAATGGTTTGAGTGGTACATGCCCTACTTGTTTGCAGCCTATTGACCAGCATAAGGTGGGTGACTTAATCGCCGAGCAACAGCAACTGCAACAAGAGCTGTCTGCAAAATACGCTGAAGCTGCTGGTACGTTGGACGAGTTAAGTCGTCAAGCTAAGGTATATCAAGCCGAACTACAACTGTGGCAACAGTCGCAAAAAGATCACGAAAGCTGGGAAAAGTATCATCAGCTTATTAGCACTGAGCTTCCTGAAGAAGTCCTAGACAAGCAACAATTGCAAGCGGAGCTTGCCAGCTTGCAGAGTAATATTGATGCTGTGCGTGCACAAATTACACAAGCAGAGCAATACAATGCAAGAGCTACAGCACACAACTCCAAAGTAGAGTTGATTAGCAAGCAGTTGCTGGAAATGCGTGAAGAACTAGAAGTTTATGCTGGTCAGCTACATGGCCTCAACAATCGCATGAGTATTATGGCTGTGCTAAATAAGACCTTTAGTACAACTGGTTTAGTAGCTTATAAAATTGAGTGCTTGGTAAAAGACCTAGAAGAAGTAACTAACAAGTACTTGGTCGACTTAAGTGACGGCAGATTCCAAATCAGTTTTAAAATTAGTGCCAGTGATAAGCTAAACGTTGTTATTACTGATAACGGCCGTGACATTGAAATGGCGGCGCTAAGCGGAGGTGAGCGTGCCCGCGTAAACGTTGCTACTCTACTAGGTATTCGCAAGTTAATGCAAACACTAAGTTCGTCCAGAATCAACTTATTGATATTGGACGAAACTGTGGAAACCCTTGATGTAGAAGGTAAAGAACGTTTAGTAGAAGTTCTACTACGAGAAGAACACCTTAACACCTTCTTAGTTTCGCACGGCTTTACTCACCCACTACTAGAAAAAGTAAATGTGGTAAAGCGCAACAATGTTTCTCAAATAGAGGCATAATATGATTAAAGTAGAAAAACTACTGGATGGTGGTAAAGGCCATGTAATAAAGGACGAATCAAAAGTTCCGCTACTGCCAGGACTACTAATGGATGAACAACAGTACGAAACTGCTGTTGTTGAAACGGGTAGTGTGATGTTTAGTATTCACGAAGTCAAGTTAGAAACTAAAACTGCACCTAAACCGCCAGAACCTGCCCCTGCTCCAGCACAACCAACTATTGTGTTTCCAAAACGTAATAAGTAATGGTAGATTCCCGAGCAAAAGGTGCTAGAACTGAAACCCAGATCCGGGACATGCTACGACTGCATACTAAACTGCAGTGGGAGCGTGTTCCTGGTAGTGGTGCTCTTGACGAAAAACACGGATTAAAAGGTGACTTATACGTACCTAACGCTAACAACCTGTATTGTGTTGAAGCAAAAGGCTACGCAGACGATCACCTTACTAGTGCCATATTAACCAGCAAAGACCCTCAACTGTTACAGTTTTGGAAGCAAGCCGTTCGTCAAGGCCAGCAAGTAAAGAAACGACCACTACTCGCATTTAAGTTTGATCGCAGTAAAATTTTTGTAGCCTTTGAGGACATGCCAAGTACCAGTGAATACCGCTGGATGTTTATATGTGCAGAAGGCCACGAGTTTTATGTAGCACAACTAGAGCAGTGGCTACAACACGAACAACCAAAATTTATAGCTTGATTATCTGGGTTGAAAAGTGTATAATAACATATTAAACCCTAGCATACCATGAGTAAAACATTTAATCAAGTTACCACACAAACCAATACGCTGATGATTGTAGACGCACTTAACCTGGCGTTTCGCTACAAACACAGCGGTGCAACTGACTTTGCTGAAGATTACCTGCGTACAGTAGACAGCTTACGTCGCAGCTATAAGGCCAGCAAAGTAATTATTGCTTGTGACCAAGGCAGTAGCAGCTATCGTAAAAGCATTTACCCTGACTACAAGCAAAATCGTAAAGACAAGTTTGACGAGCAGACTGAAGCTGAAAAAGCTGCTTTTGAGTTGTTCTTTGAAGAATTTCAAAAGACTATTCAGTATATCCAAGAAAACAGCAGCTACCCAGTGCTTAAGTTTCAAGGCGTAGAAGCCGACGACATTGCTGCGTATATCGTCTCACAGCGTGAGAAGTACCACGTCGGCGATGTTTGGCTGATCTCCAGTGATCGTGACTGGGACTTGCTTGTGCAGCCTGGAGTTAGTCGTTTCAGTTATGTAACTCGCAAAGAAGTTACCATTGACAACTGGGATACACACTATGAGTGGCTGCCAGAAGATTATATTTCGATTAAGTGTCTTACTGGTGATACTGGGGATAATGTTCCTGGTGTGCCTGGTGTTGGGCCTAAGCGTGCTGCCAGTCTTGTTGCTGAGTACGGTAGCACTTGGGATATTATTGCTAATATTCCTCTTAGTGGGCGCTATAAATACATTGAAGCACTGAATCAACACAAAGATCAGCTGCAGCTAAACTATCAGCTAATGGATTTGGTTACACACTGTCAAGAAGCCATTGGCGACGCAAATCTCCAAGAAATCAACAACACACTACAACTATATCTTGTATGAGCAACCAATTTACTACAACAATTATGGACTCTAGTGCTTATTACGCTCATGTGTCTAGCAATCCGCTACCGCAGCTACCCTGCCTAGCACAAAGTCCAGAGTTTCTACCACAGCGTGCAAATCGCACAGATGCTGGTGCAGACTTAAAGTCCGCTGAAACCGTGGAAATATATCCCGGCGAGCAGAAGCTGGTAGACTGTGGTGTAGCAGTTAAAATCCCCAAAAACTACGCAGGCTTTGTATTTAACCGTAGTTCTCAAGGCAAACGCGGCATCACTATTCCACACAGTGTTGGTGTAATTGACAGTGACTATCGCGGTAACATTAAAGTGATTCTTCGTAATTTAAGTGAAGATCCTTACAAAATTGAAAAGGGTGACCGAATCGCACAGCTGGTAATCATGCCAATATTGCTGTGCAACTTTGTGGACACCTGGAATGACACGGCACGCGGTACTGGCGGCTTTGGAAGCACTGGCACATGAAACAAGTAGCCATTATTTGGGCAATAATGCTATCAGTTCTACTTGTAGTAGCAGCATTTGCCACCTACCACCGTGCTGAGGATCGTAAAGCATATTATGCTTGTTTGGCTTTAAGTGAAAAACTAGCCGAACAACAAAAACAACCCGATGGTGGGGTACGAATCGTATCTCTACCATACTGTAAAATCTAAAGGAAAATATGGCAGTTTCAACACGCGCGCAAGTAATCACACGTCGTACATACAATAGGCCCACCTCAGACGACGGAAAACAATTTGAAACTTGGGCAGAAACCGTTGCCAGAGTTATTGACCACCAAGAGTGGTTGTGGCAACGAGCAGTTGGTCGTGACTTAAACGACCTAGAATATGGAGAACTGTATGATCTTGAGCAGCTAATGCTGGATCGTAAAGTTTCTATGAGTGGACGCACACTCTGGCTAGGCGGTACTAACGTAGCCAAGATGCGCGAAGCCAGTCAATTTAATTGCAGTTTTACTAACGTAGAAACTGTGTATGATGTAGTAGACGTCTTATGGCTCCTACTACAAGGTTGTGGTGTTGGCTTTAAGCCGATTGTGGGTACACTAAACGGGTTTGCCAAGCCAATTAAAAATATCCGTGTTGTACGCAGTGAGCGTACCACAAAAGGCGGGCTGGAACACAATGTTGAAACTTGGGACAGTGAAACAAAGACTTGGACTATTCAAGTTGGAGACAGCGCAGAAGCTTGGGCAAAGTCTATTGGCAAGCTGCTTGCGGGTAAGTATCCTGCTAATACTCTGGTACTTGATTTTTCACAGCTACGCCCTGCTGGTGAAAGGTTAAAAGGTTATGGGTGGATTAGTTCTGGTGATAGCGCAATTAGCACTGCTTACGTTGCTATTGCCAATATTCTTAACGGTCGTGCTGACAGTTTACTTACTCGGATGGACATACTGGACATTGTTAACCATCTGGGTACTATTCTCAGTTCCCGCCGAAGCGCTGAGATCGCTCTTTTTGACTACGGTCAACCGGAGTGGAAGGAATTCGCAGTAGCCAAGAAAGACTGGTGGTTGTATAACAATGCACACCGCACTCAGTCTAATAACTCACTGGTATTCAAGGAAAAGCCACTTTACGAAGATCTAAAGTATATTTTCCAGTTGATGCAAGAAGCTGGCGGTAGTGAGCCTGGCTTTATCAACGAAGTTGAAGCACTGCGTCGTGCACCGTGGTTTAAGGGCGCTAACCCTTGCGTAGAAATTTTGCTAGGCAACAAGTCGTTCTGTAACTTAACTGAAACAGACATTGCCAAGTTCCGTGGCGA